TTACTAGCAGCAGTTAAGGATGGACGAATAGTCAAAAACTGTGTAGCCATTTGGTATGGAACGCGAAATTCAACATCTGTGGTTTCACCAATATCAATTATTTGAGTAAACACAACATTACTGACAGGTGTTGTATTACCAATATTGGATGCATTATAAGCAGTTGGATCAAAATTCAAAATCAGTTTACCTTTATGATATTTAGAGGAAACTATATGAAATCGAAAAATAATATCTCCACGCCATGCATCAAACATATTGGATAAAAACGCCATAGGAGTCATGTAGAGCTTTGCTTGAGTGGCACCATCATTATCATATAATAATGGATTAACACGACTATAAAATAGAATAGCATCAAGAGCATCAGAAGTATCCCAATTAAATTTGGTCAACCATGATTCTCTCTGTGCTAAATAAGAAATAGTCATTTCATCAACTCCAGTAGGTAAGCCTACAACACGAGGATCAACTGATAACTCATTCTTTGGATCTAGCGTTAATCTTTCAACAGGATATCCTATCTCTGAAGTGGCCAGCTTGGGAAATGGTTCAGAACGCATAGGAGAAGTGTCTGAAATAACAGGAACATTAGTAAAACCAAAAAGAGAAGCTATAGCTGAAATAGCTCCAGCTCCAATTTTTGTGGCAGTAGCGAATGGTCCAATAACAGGTATCTTTTCAAAATACGTAGCAGCAGAAGCAACCCATGAAGCAGGTTGGGAAACAACTCCCTCACCAAATTCATCTGATTGCATAGCATAACCAACTGATGCTCCAGATAACTCAATATCTTCCATCCACGCGTAAACAGCAATAGTGACTGACGAACCAGTAACACCGTTAGCACTCTGCAAGGTTGAATATATCAAGAAAGTGAGTGTACCCATTACATCCAGGGCACCAGAAAGTTGTACATCTAACCAATTAGCTGGATATATAAAAGGAAGAGTCATTTCATAAGAATCAGCTTTACCTGGCTCTAACACGATATTGGGTCTTTGAGAATATGGAATAAAATATCGAGAACCTGCATCAACAACTATAGTAGAACTCTTAAAAGCAGTCAAAGGTTGATATGAAACACGCATTTTACCGTAGTAAAAAGGTGAAGCTGTCATTTGAAATTTGAGTTTAAGATTACCACGTATAAATGAGTAATTGTTCAATTTATTCTTAACATAGGAATTATTTGCCCAATTAAACCAAGGGTTAGTTGTTGTTTTAATACCAACACCGTCAGCTTCTCCCCATGCAACATTAATAATTCTAACAGGGCGTGAAAAGAAATCCTTTATCTCCGTACCCACAGTGTGGTCACCAGTGGAAAAACTGCTGTTACCAGCGACAGCAGTCACTTTCCTCTCCACAACACCATCAACAAAAGTAACCAAGGTTTCTTTCGCAACATCACCAGCTCCATCAGATGAAGCAACATATTCTTCAGATTGTGATGAGTATCTAGGAGAAGAATATATGGAACTATATCCACTATCAACAATAATTTGGTATTGTTCCACCTCAGGAAATGCCTGAGGATCATACACAAGATCTAGCTCTTGTGTGCAGCATCTTGGTCGTACACGGGACCAATAAACCTTAAACGCAGACGTAAAAACAAATATACAAGATAGGGGATGTTAACCACACTATCAGGTTGATTTTGAACAGTTAACTCTGTGGATATTTATAGACCATCCAGTCTTGTTGATTTTATGGGTTTACTCCCAGATTTGACGAGTTTACTCTCGTGCAAGTCTACCTGACCACAAAACAAGTTCCCGTGATGGCTGATATTTTAGACGGTCGTGGTGATCGATGGTGAGTGTATCATAAGAAGGAAAAGTTGATTTCTCAACCCAATCTGTTAGATTACAATCTTGAACCAATTGTTTAAAAAATACCATTTTCTGCAAAAATGTTTCTTTCCCATAGTAGAAATATTCTCTAAGCGCTGTTTCTATAACACATACTGCATGAGCCTCTGGAGCAATATTGTCTTCATCCAACCTAGATGTTAGCATTTTGTCTATAGACGAGTGATCAAGTGGAGCGACTATAGCACCAATATCATCGTCAAAGCGAAATGATCTCTTAAGAAAAGTTGTCTCATTTATGTGTACATATGGTCGACTCTCAGCTTCCTTATCGGCCATAGTATAATCTACACCAATCAATTTTAGAGCAGTCGATATGCGCGAATGATTAAACTCTGGACAATCATCTGAAACACCCATGATGTTGTCATCACCATATGTAGCCAAATTTATATACTTTCGAAAATGTTCAACAGGCCTCTTGGAGATAAAACAAAAAGCATAACGCATGTAAAGGCTGTTAACTAAACAATTTATTATCACAGTTAAAGGATGACCAGATGGATTACCTTGTATCTCAAATAAATCACCATTGAAATCTATCCATGGAAATGCTGTATCCATAGAAATACAGCGCAATATGATAATATCTTCTTGAGACCAACCCGCATCCTGAGCCAGCCTAATTAATATATTGAAAGCAGCATTGATAAATGCAGCTATCATACGCTTATCAAATTTTCCATAGTCACCAGCTATGATTTTATGAGAACCATGAGCACAAACATAATTCCAGAGTTCCTGCCATTCTTTTGATTGGGCAACAACCCCAGGCATGGCTTCAAAAATAAATGGGTTGTTTTGTATTAAACGGATATGAGAAAGTAGATACCTCCTAACCACTACAGACCATGCAAATTCACCACCAGAAAACAATCTAGTTTTAAAAAGCAATATCTTACGCATAAGAGTTGGTTCATCCTTCAAATGTCCACAAAATTGTGGGTGAAATCGTTTAGCTTGTTCATAGGTCTTCAATATCATATCTATGCGCTGTTGTATGATCATATCAACCTTTGATATCTTACCATTTTCATCTAGCTCTATAAAATTCTTTTTAGATTTCTTAAAGGGATTACCAGCACTAGTAGAGGTATTTATCATATCAACAAAGGCTATACCATCCACACCGTTTAACGCAACTTCCTGTGTATAAACTTCTAGATCCTTAATTTTATTACCTAAAGCATCTTTTATGTCAGAATAGAAAGCATCCTCACAACGATCTAATATATTGGTGTTAACAGAAAAGTTAGGTTGTGTCATATCTGCTAGAGCTATATTCCAGGGTCGCCAAGACATATCAGGTGGACCACATTCATCCTTATACCCATGATCAACTACATAATTACATATGCATGTCTTCTTAACACGGGATTTATGATTGGGTCTATAACCTACAAAGCTACCTGCCACATGGGCTGTGCCTTTTTGCATGAAACGTATAGGACACTTAGGATGCACATCCACGAGTTTCCTCACATAACCTGGTGCACTTATAGGTATAGTACCACTTTCTACTTGTGGCCTAAATCTAGTTATTGCTGAGTTCAACATTGCTTGTGAAACATGTTGGAGGAAAACACCACCATCAGGACTACCTGCGGTGTGAGTACCTAAGATAAGGCTAAAACCATTTACACTAACAACACATGCAGCCCCACAATCGCCATTACTAGTGGGTAAGGGCACACGAGCATGATAACCAGCAATACCAAAAACTGGACACCCCCTTCTAGGCTCATAATTTACATTGCTCAACTGCAATTTGCTGCGTTCACCCTGTCTAGTGATAAGATTATAAACACCACTAAATCTACCAGAAATTGGAGTACTCAATGGAAAATATTTTATTATATTATTACCAGGTGGTAGAGCTCGAACATTTAAAATAATCAAATCTGTGTTCGGAATAGCGAAAACATCATTTGAACACAACATAGCTTTCTTTATATTCCGAGAAACATTTTGTTCACATGGGTCTAAAATAATATCATAAAAACCCATATTTTCCTTAACAACATGTTTATTAAACAACCACAGTTGACCTGTAATATTTAATCCTATGCTAGCACTAAAAACACCTGGTCTGCTTGGAAATTGGAATATAAATTTAGCGGTGCCCTTTTCAACATATTTCTGAACAATATTGTCTTGGTCACACCTAGAAGCTTGTGATATTTCTATACCGGTGGGATGATAGGTATTGTGATAATAAAACGTGGGCTTTTCATTGCTATGTGGAAAAGGTATACTACCTTCAGAGCCTTGTGCTGTGGCCTTCTTTGAAGGTCCCGACATAAACCTTCTTAAAGTTAGTAATATTATCGGTGCCGAAATAAAAGCAGCAAATCTCAACAAACTGGTGTTCGTAAAATGCTGCTTCTTAATTCGTTCCCCAGCCCACCTAAAAATAAGCCTATAAGTGTTAGCACTATTGTTTGTAAGCTTAAACAATAACGTATATTTCCACATTAAACCACCAGTATACTGGTAATAGATGTGTAGTATAACCCATATCTTAGTATACAACTTATATAAACCAAGCATAGTACAGGCAATAAAGAGTGTCAACCATGGCGCACGATAAAGCGAGACCGTAAAGAATATAATAAAAATCCATATATTACTAAAAAAGAAAGAAAATGCTTCAATAATAAATTCAGGATCTGGATTATCTACACCCAAAATAATCATTTTATAGAGAAATAGTTGCCATTTAAAAAGCCTAGGCATATCCTTGAGCAAAATGGCTTCTAAATCCTCTTCAGGTGCAGTCTGAACAACACGCGGAAATGATACATCGGGTTGCAGAGGTACATTATCCTCAGCTTGCTCAGTATAACAAACACAAGCTTTAGTAGTACGATAACATGTCTGACATATTTGAACATTAATCATAACATCATCTGCAGCCAAAGCTTTCTTCTGTGATGCCTCATGTTCTTTAGCTACACCTATATACCAAGCTAGTAAATCATTTATATCAGTAAAAACGTGCTTAACAACATACTTTGATTGTTGATTATCAACTTCAATATCACATTGTGGAACAGGAATAGCCACCTCGAAATCCCAAATATTCATATATTCACCATCTGGTGTAATGGGAATCTTTTCCGTGTCAGCCATAAAATTGTGCTTAACATAGTCTTTTTTAACCTTGGCTGTTATAACATAACTCATCCGTCTAGCAATAGCAAATGGGCACGCAAAGTAAGCATACAAATTTAAATGTTTTGTATTAGTTGTACCAATTAGAAGTTCTGCTCTAACAGGTGTTCTACCCTTATCCTCCAAAGAAGCTTGTGGTGGGGTATATGGAACTGAATTCTTAACTTGTAACATTTCTTTCAATGTAGGGTCAACCTCATTATTTGGTTTGAGAAAAGCTATGTCATCCATAACTATACACCACTGCGTTGAATTAAATCCAGACCAATATTCATCAGTTGGACATCTGGTATACATATAATCAGCAGTAGTTGGCAATCCAAAATACTTACCATAATGATAAAACAATATTTGCTTGAGCTGAGACTTACAAATGCTCGAAGAACCATGAATTAAAACAGCGAAGGGATCCTTACGTGGCATTTGAGCTGATTTTCTTGTTATTTGTTCAGCCTCCAATAGTTTAAGATCATTTAAAGTGCGATTAACATACATTTTCTCATGTTTATCTAAACCAGCAGTAAACTTAACAATGGCTGTTCCTTTCTCTATACAATCTTTAAGATCTGATAGAAATGTGAATTTGCTTATACCAAGAGCTTCTGGATTATTTAAAAATTTTGCATCACGCATAAGTTTATTAGCTTTGACAAACCATTTATCATAACTAGAACCGGAATGAAAAATAACATCAGAATTACCTGTTTTGAAATATTGAAGGCCTTTATCACAAATAAATAATATTGTATCAAGAAAACAATGAGCCATGTCTATTCCAGGACGATGAGTTTCTTTAGAAACTTTAGCTTCAAACTTGGAAAAATTCAAGCTATCATAAGTTATATTAACATTGTCTAACAAACCTAAGGATAATGTGTATAAAAGAAATTTATATAATTTTTTGTAGATTGCTGTCTCCTTGAGTTTCTCATAACAATTTATATACTTTCGGGCTTCAGCAAAGATGTTGTCATCCTCTTCAGCTTGTGCAGTATAAGCAATGCGTCTATTAATTTCATCTTCTAATTTATCCGGAGAGCTATCTATTAATGCACATCCAAACAGATCTGCAACCAAACATAAAAGTGTAGATGCAAAACTAATACGGTTGCCTCTTCTTTTGCAAAAAGAGACAACAGAAACATAGCGAGATGCTAAATTTGTGCTATTAATAAAATCATGTAAGAGAATTAAAATATCCTCACACAAATGAACATGCTTATCAATATCACTAGACACTTTTATATAATGGCTTGTATATGAGGAACCATATGAATCACCTGAAAAAAGCCAGCTTTTGACACTGTGAAATCTACCGCGAACATCAGCGAGAGACTCGGCTGTGAACACATCACTCTGTGGTGTGTAAATGGCAGGTTTTTTACTACCTGCAAGTATTTGTGAGTTGCCACTCATTCCCGTACGTAAATGTCCTTGTTGTACCATCTTAAATTGAAATTTACTTTTTTATTCATTTATTAATTTTCGCGAAAACACTACAACGAAAATCAATTTCATTGAAAACATTTTAACTATCATCAATATATCGTGGCAAAACATATTGATCGCCACTTAAAAGTGAACCAATATCAAACAAAAATATATATACATCATGAAATTTTACAACATCAGAGGTATACTGAACTAATTCACTATACATTTCAAGTGAGTTAAGTTACATGATTAATAATTTTAGTATAAAAATATTATGTAATAATACTAGTGCAATTTTATTGGCCTTAGAATACAGTGTAAGTTCTGTACCTTGTAACAAACCAGGAGTTCGAGCTTCATATTGGGTCGATCAGTTGGACTTCTGTCTACCCCCCAATATTATTCAAAAGAATTGACTCTCGACTATATTTGTCATAAAGATAGATTGTTTAAAATTAATTGTTCTATTTTATTTTGTTTTGTATTATTAACATAAATTGTAGTCACATACAATGACTACTTTGCCACATTGAATTTAAAGTCTTCACGACTATACAACATTGAGTTTAAAGTCCTCAAGACTTGGTGACCGGGTTAACATCCCATCATCACCACACCCTATTACAGGTGCCTCTAAAAACGCATCTTCAAATAGAAGATTGTTGTGATCCAAAAAGGATCCACGGTTTACAACAATAAAACACAATTTAACCAAAATTGTGAGTGACCAAAGGTCAGTTGATTTTTCTTAAAAAATTCTAAAATCACCGTTCTATTATCGACTTAGCGGATTGACGAAGAAAATAATCTATCAAAATTCATCTCTAACTTCTTAAACAGATACCTACTGCTACATATATGCATTCTCGATGCATATACATATAATAATGAATCTGAACTAAAAACCTAGGGAAATGAATCCGAAGAAGAAAATCAATAGAGCATGTGATATACAAAAGTATATCAC